TTGTATAGGTTTTCGGTAATGCCTAGAAACATTACTGGCGCCTACGACGGTAAGGATAAGGACGAGGGATATCAGAAATTGCAGTCCGAACTTGCGTTAATATCTAGCGACGACTATAACAACTTTGTACTAGGAATTTTTAATGATAAGGACAAAGAGAAAGCGACGCCAGCGCTTAACAAAGTATTCGTAGTAAACGAGGCGCCGGTAGGAATGATAGCAGGCTATGGCGTAAGCAATCAGCAGGCGCAGATCAATAATGAGATATTAAACGAGATCCGCGCACTACGAGCAGAACGTCTGGCAGAAATTGACGACGAGGACGAAGAAGAAGAAGAAGAAACGCCAGCTACGCCTAGCAGCATACTAGCAGGAATGTTACAGCAGCCACAAGTGCAGCAGCTATTAATAACTGCGTTAGGTAATTTAGTAGGTAATTTTTCTAGACCTAGAGTGCAGGCCGTAAGTGGTACGCAGGATATTGAAACAACGCTACAAATTTTATTTAGTAAAGGAGTGACAGCAGATGACCTGGCAAAGCTGGCAGCCATGCCTGAATCGCAGATTACAATGCTGTTATCAATGCTACGAAAATGAAAATAACGACTAGGGACGCTATTTATATTGCTGGCGGCCTAATTGCTTTTACGGCAATTCGGCGGATACTAATTGCTGGTGGACTGGCTGCAGGGCCAGGATCACAAGCAGCTAGCCAGTTAATAACAGATCCTAACAGTTATTTTAAACCCAGTTACTATAAAAGAGTAGGCGGACGGCTCATAATAAGAGCAGAAGCAGACAGGCTAGCAAGACAGATACACGGATCTTTTACGATATTTCAAGATGACTTCAATAGTGTACTAGCTGCATTTAGCAGGGTACCTAGCAAAGCAGCGATATCATTTTTAGCAGATGTATTTCAGCAGATCTATAAAGAGGATCTACTTTCTTTTTTAACAAATGGTGGCGGCTTATTACCCTGGGACGGACTATCCGATAACCAGCTAAAAACATTAATAGCTTTTACCAATAAACTACCAAACAGATGAAAAAAAATTTTTTACCTATACTGTTAATAGCTGGCGCAGCTCTTGCTTTTATGGCTTACCGTAGACGCAGCGGTGTAACCGTTACAGCAGATATGCCTATAAAGCAAAGTGCAAGTGAATTTGAAGCCGAATATCAAGCAGCGCAAAAGCCTAGCCTAATTGACGCAGGAACTAATTTAATCAGCAATTTATTTGCTACAAAGCCAGCTAAACAAGCGCAGCGTGTAGCAGTAAAACGAGCAGTAAAAACTGGTATTTCTAAAAAGAAAGCAAAAGCAGTTACGCAAGCGCTAGTTAAGCCTGCATTTATTCGTGGTTTTGGCGATTCTGTATTAGTTTAAATTTTAGAAAATGAAAAAGACGACTTGGATATATTTAGCAGCAGTCGCTATTGTGTATTACTACTGGATTAAAAGACGTAAAATGAATGGCGCAGACGCGCCTAGTGCGCAAGCGGCAGCTAATACAGCTAGGCAAATGGTAGCCGAGGCTGTAGATCAGACAACTTTTTTACCAGACGAAACAACTTTTGCCGATATGTACGCAAAAGATAAAAGCGCATGCAAATGACTTGCAGAAAATTCATAACTGAAACAAAAATCTTTTCGCAAAGTAGCCAAACGGACACTAACGCGAATAGCGTAATTTTTGTAAACCAGGGAACTAGTAACGTAACAGTAGACGGTTTTTTACTTACTCCGAATCAATCCTGGAATATAACAGGCAATCAAGATGAAGTTAATGTTAAGGTATATACATTTAATTTCAGCGGATCGGGAGTAAATCAGCTTACTGTTATTCTTAAAAGATACGTTTAATGTTTGTCAATTTTAATATATTAAACCAGCTTGGATCGCCAGCTATCAATAGCAATACGTTTGCTAATAGACCAGCGGCAGGCCAAACTGGTAGGCTGTTCGTTTCTACAGATACTTTTGAGATCTATAGAGATAACGGCACTACCTGGGATCTAATAGGCGGCCCAGGATCTAGTACAATTACTGGTACTGGTACGGCTACCCAGGTAGCCTATTTTACAAGCAGCCAGGCGATAGGATCTAGCGCCAATTTGTTTTGGGATAATACAAACGGTTACCTAGGAGTAGGAACGGCAACGCCAGGTGCAAGAATTGAGGCAGTTAAGACAGACGGCTACGGCATTTATGCTAACTATACTACTAACGCAGGTAGCGGCGCTAGTACTACTGCTATTTACGCAATCAATAATACAGCTAGCAGCGGCTACGCGGCAGTAATTGAGGAAAAGACAGGCAATACAACTGGCGGACAGTATCCGCTATTAGTTAAGCATAGTTTATCTAGTGGAACAGCGGCAGTAGGAAACGGAACTGGCTTGCAATTTCAGTTGCAAGATGACGCAGGAACATTTAAAACGACGCAGCTAACTATTGAAACAATAGACGCAGCGGCGGCTACTTATGCTACCAGGTACAGATTTAACGTACAAAGCGCAGGATCTAGCACGCCAGCAGCTTATTTAAACGCTACTGGACTAGGACTAGGAACAGCGACGCCTGGTGCAAAACTTGACATACATAGCACAGGAACACTAGCGCAGTTTAATAGTACAGGAACAACTAATAACGCCTATTTAGCAATCCAGCGCGCTGGTACTACTACTTTTTCAATAGGCGATACATATAACGCAGGATTAAACTATTTTAGGATATTTTCAAACAGTTTAAGCGCTGACGTGGCGCAGATTTTTGAGGCAACTGGTAAAACTGTTTGGCAAGCTAGTCAAACCTATAGTACAGGACTTGCTAGAGGAAATTATTTTGACTACAATTTAAGTGTACCAGCTGGAACTAGTTTCACTAGTCCTAACTCAATTACGGCGCTAGGTGCTAGCCTAGATTTAACGTTAGCAGGAAACGCTACAATACCTAGCGGCGCTAGGACTGGACTAGACGCCTATAATTCAGTTAATTTTACTAGTACCGGTACTTTGACAATGACGCAGGGTACACAAATTAGGCCATATAGTAATATTACAAGTGGTTGGGCGTTTGCAGGTAGCGCTACTGGTACTATTACACATTTAGCAGGCCTGCGTGTTCTTTTTCCTGACAATACAGGCAGCGCAGTAACAGTAACAAATAACTACGGAGTATTAATTAATGATCAAACTGCAAATACTGGTACGGTTACTTATAGCAGTAGGTGGGGAATTTACCAGGAGGGAACTAGCGACCTAAATTATTTAGCCGCTAATTTACTGATCGGAAGTACAACAAATAGTGGAGAGGCTTTACAAGTTACTGGAACAGCAAAAGTAACAAGCACATTAACAGCAAATAGTTTAGTAAAAAATGGTGGTACAGCTAGTCAGATACTAGCAGCGGACGGATCAGTTATTACAGCTGGAACTAACATAACTATTTCAGCAGGTACAATATCTGCTAGTGGTGGTTTAACTGGTAGTGGAACAACAAATTATTTACCTAAATTTACAGCTAGCACAACTGTAGGGGATAGTCGCTTTTTAGACGACGGAACACAAACTTTTTTAGGTAACGGATCAACTAACGCCAGTCCATCAACTGGAATTTTTTCTGCAACTGGTGGTAGTGGTACAAACATAGCAGGTGCAGAATTACGTATCAGAGGTGGAGCAAGTACAGGTAATGCAGCAGGAGGGCCGATAACATTCTATACAAGTGCTGCGGGAGCAAGTGGTAGTGCGGCTAATGCTGCTACTGAAAAAATGAGGATTGATGCCAATGGATTATTGTTAGTTGGCACTACTGATACTACAAATACTGATAAGGTTAGGGTAAATAATGATGGTACATCAGTTTATTCAACAATTAGAATAAGCAATGCAAACTCTACCGCAAATATGTATATTGGTGTGGGTGGTTCAGCAGTGGCAAATACTGCTTTAAGGAATAACGCTTATGTGTGGAACTCAGCTGCAACTGCTTTATTGCTCGGAACAAGTGATGCAGAATCTATGCGTATTACAAGTGGTGGTGCTACAGCAAATGTTGGTATAGGCACTACTACTATTGGTTCTAAACTTCAAGTCAATGGAAACGCAGCAATAGGTTATTCAGCAAGTACGGCAGCGCCTACAAATGGGTTACAAGTAGCTGGAAATATAACAATAAATCAAACAATAGCAAGTTGGGGATCAAATTTTAGAGTTGTACAAATTGGCGCAAGATCAGCTTTTGTAAATAGTGATATCAATTACACACATTTATCTAATAATTTATATTATGACGGTAGTTTTTATAGATATTTAACAACAGCTGCGGTTAGTCAAATTTTACAAGGTGCTGGCGAAATAGCTTTTCAAGCAGCAATAAGCGGAACCGCTGGTAATAATTTTACTTTGTCAGATATTGTAAGAATGCGACTAAATGTTTTAGAGTTGATAGATTCAACAAATATAGTCGTAGCAACTACTACTGGTACTAAAATAGGAACAGCAACAAGCCAAAAATTAGCCTTTTGGAACGCTACGCCGATAGTACAGCCCACAACGGCTGTAGCTGGCGCAGCTAGAGTAGCCGGCGGCGGTGCAACTGTAACCGATACAGATACTTTTGGCGGCTATACTATAGCACAAGTGGTGCAGGCATTGCGAAATACAGGAATTTTAGCATAAAACATATAAAAAATGGCATATTCAATTCAACCAGTTACAATTTGGGTAAATGGTCAAGCACAAGAAGGTAATCAAATAGTTGCAAGCATTGTTTTAGACAATTTGAGTGACTACGCACAATTTTATTGGCTTATAAATAAAGTAAGTGGCGAGGGCGATGTAAAACAATCAGTAAACCTGGCAAATGGTAATACTACAATCAGCGGCGCTGACTATGAGGCCTGGTCTGACGCTACAGACGTTAATTTATTTGCTTATCAGTATATTTGTGAGCAATTAAATTTAACCTTAATACATTAAAAAATGACAAACCTACAGGAACTAAAAGCGCAGGCTTACGACCTTCTTGCAAACATTGAATTTCTGCAAATGAAACTGCGCGAAGTAAATGCAGCTATAGCAGAAGAAAGTAAAAAAGAAAATGGACAGCCAGGTAATAGCGATAATAGTAACTAGTATTTTTTCTGCTGGTGCAAGCTGGGCCGTACTTAATCAGCGCGTAAAGTCGCTAGAAGAAAAGCAGGCAAAGCAAGACGACCACGCAGAAAGATTAATTAGACTAGAAACAAAGCTGGACGTATTAATTCAGCAAAGCAAACGTAATACACTATGAAAAAACTATTTAAAAACTGGAAAACTACGTTTTTCGGATTCGCCACTATTATAGGCGGCGTAGCTGCTATTTTAAAAGGGGATCTAATTAGCGGAATCACAGCTATAGGCGCTGGTCTAGGTCTAGGCGCAGCAAAAGACTTTGATAAAACAGGTCTGTAATGAATGAAGGGTGCAAAAGTCTATATTATTGGTCTAGCAATAGTAGCGCTTATTTTATTTGCTGGTAAAGTGTCAGCCGCAAAGATTATAGCAAAGTTTGAGGGCCTACGCCTACGCGCCTATAAAGACAGCGGCGGCATATGGACTATTGGCTACGGTACAACGATTAACCCTGAAACTGGTCTACCTATAAAGCAGGGCGACGTAATTACAAAAGCAAAAGCGTTGGAGTGGTTAAAGATCACTACAGCAAATACCGAGGGACGCGTAAAAGCATTATTAAAGCGTCCAGTAACAGAAAATCAACTAGCAGCGCTAACTAGCCTGGCGTATAACATTGGCCTGGGCGCATTTGGCAGATCTACACTACTACGAAAATTAAATGCAGGCGAAAGCACTAACGCTGTAGCAGCTGAATTTCTACGCTGGAATAAAGTTGCAGGAAAAGAAGTGCCAGGACTAACAAATAGGCGAAAATTAGAAGCCGAGTTATATTTGTCATAATAAGCTAAAATACAGCAATTTACAAAATTAATTAGTACAGTGTACTAATTTTTTTTGTTTATATGAAAAAAGTTACTGAAAATTCGTAGCGACAAACGAACTTACAATTAACCAAAATTTAAAATCATGGCTACTTCAGCTATTGACCTAGCAGCATACAAGTCAATGCTACAGGACAAAATTAACACATTACAATTTTTAGGCAAAAATTTAGAGGGATCAAAAGTTACTATAGAGGTTACTTTTGATTGTAAAAGTAAAGCGCTGATAGAGCAGCGGCTGATCCCTTTTAACCTGGCTATGGAACTGCGCGTTCTAATTGACGACAGTATTGACTATTACCAGCGACAAATTACTAACAGTCAATTTTTGCCTAATGAGATTACTCGCTAAAATAGGCTGGATCATTACACTAGCCTGGACTGGTGTAATATGCCTAATTGTGCTAGTTTTTATTGAACTAGCTTTCTTAATTATTTTTTTAATTAAAACATACAAAAAATGGAAAATTACAATCAGCCAGCGTTTCCGCCACAAGTGGCGCAGGACAATTTAGGCCGCATTATTGCGCCGATCCCTGGAATGACCAAACTTGAGTATTTTAGCTTGCAACTGTTACCGCATTATTTGCAGCTAGCAAGTACAAAAAAACTTTCTAAAAATGGCGACATGCTTACGCCTGCGCAGGCCGCTATTGTTATGGCCCAGGAACTACTAGATGAATTAACTAAAATCAATAACAATGGAAAAGATAATTTACAAATTATTGAATAGCCCTAAATTTTGGCTACTGGTTATTTTACTTTTTATGTTATGGCTAGCTAGTTATTGGAATTTTTAAGATCAAATGACAAACGAACTACCGAAGCTAACCGACCTACTACAGGCCAGGAAGTACAACCCTGCGCACAGGCCAGTCAGTCAGCAGCCTATATTTACGATTCAAAGTAAAGTAGTGGGCCAGCTTCAGTCGTATATTATTTTTAGCGGAATGCCAAAAGCTAGTAAGAGTACGTTTGTGGGTGCAGCTGCAGCGTCAGCGCTGGTGCCGCCATTTCAGGGTATTTGGGGAATGAAACTAGCGCTACCTACAGATAGGCCCAGGATCGGCTATTTTGATACCGAAATGAGCGACTATGACTTTTACAGGCAAATTGATAAGATACTAGCACTAGCAGATAAAAAAAAACTCCCTGAAACTTTTGACGCATTTAGTTTGCGTGAGGATATGCCAGGACGTATCCGCTCAATGATTGAGCAGTACCTAATAGACAATAAGGACTGCGCCTGTATTATTGTGGACGGCCTACTAGATCTATGTTTAAATTACAATAGTGAAGAAGAAACGCGCAGGCTTACGAACTGGTTTAAGCGTATCACTAAACAATATAACGTCTTAATGATTGGCGTGCTGCACCTGGGTAAAGGACAGGGCGAAACGCTAGGACATTTAGGATCTAATACAGACCGCTGGGCGCAAAGCACAATGATAGTTGAAAAAAATAAAGAAGCAGGACAGTTCGTACTAAAACCAAAATACTTGCGCAGTTCAGACGACTTTGATGCAGTAGCGATAATGAATTTTGACGGACGCTGGCAGCAAGTGCCGTACATACAGCAAGAAACTATTACACTAAATAAAAAACAAAAAAAATCTTAAACCGGGAACAGGGGTAACTGAACACAAAAACTATGGAAACTAAAAACAACAGCGGCAGCCTTTACAGAAATCAGCAAAAGGCTAAAGAGTTTTCGCCTGATTACAGCGGCAAAGCAATAGTAGGCGATAAAGAGTACAAAATTGCTGGCTGGCTTAACAAGAGTAAAACAGGCGGCAATTATTTGCGAATCTTATTTACTGAAATTGTACCTAAACCGCAAGAGGGGCCAGGCGCCGAGCAGCAGCGGCTCAATATGGGAACAGGAATAAAAGACGGTAACATTGATAGCATAATGTTAGACGATCTACCATTTTAAAAAAAAGCAGCCAGGAGTAAACTCGACTGGCTGCAGACAAACGACCACGGAACTAACCGCAAGTCAGCTGTATTCATTACAAAAATAGTAAATAATGGCAATAGTGTTAAAAACTGCAATAATTTTTTTCAAGCCAGGCACCAAAAGACCGAGAAAGTACAGAAACATATCTAACGCCATTAGATTTGCCGAATTTGCCCTAAAGTCAGGCGCCTGGTACATAAACTGGTACGAAAAAGAATCGGGCAAATTTGAGCGCCGTAGCTGGCTTATACGCGATTTTGAGAAATAAGCGCTAAATTCGTAAGATAAGCAGTATTGGTTTAATTGCATGAGGTCCGGCCCTGGTTTCCACTAGGGCCTTTTTTATGTCTATACCTTAAAAACTCTACTTTTTTTAAATAAAGGTCAATACAGCTAAAAAATTGTGGATATTTTTTTGAGGAAATACATTATTTATTCACATTTTTTTCCGTAACTTCGATTTATCTATGCTAGGTCCTATAAAGACCTGCATATATAAATCGAAAAGTCGTTATCCACACAAAAAATTGCAATGTTAAGCCGCAAAAATTTGGTAGCGTGGCGGCGATGACATAATTTCGGAACTAACAAACGACAGGATCTAAAAAGCCGCTAGCAATAGCATAATGCGAAATCTATTTTGGATTGTTGGTGGCGTCGCCGCGATATACTTACTTTCTAAACTTCGATTCGGTCAAAAAGCAAATTTTATGCTGCGCAGCCTGCGCCCAGGCGGCACGCTACTAGCACCCACAATTAACGTGGAAATGGCAGTGCAGAATCCGACCAATCAAACTATTACTATAAAGAGTATAACTGGATCAGTAAGTGTTAATGACAAGTACCTGGCAAATGTATCAGCATTTGGCGATCAGAAAGTGTTACCTAACAGCGAAAGTATTTTACGTCTTACAGCTAGACCTAGTGCATTTGGATTGTTTGAATCAGTAAGAGAAATTTTGACGCAGCCAATAGGTACTATTGCAGCTAGTTTCCAGGGAACAGCTAACGTGGACGGACTAGTTGTACCAATTAGCGAAAGTCGTACAATATGAACGTGAACGTATTAATGGGCCAGTTAGCGCCGTTTGAAAATCGCCGAGAAATGCTAACAGATGATCAAAGCACAGGCGATATTATTTCGGCAATACTGGACGCGCATAAGAGGCACGCTGGCGATTATGCAAAAATTAGTTCTTTTTTTAACGCAGGATCTACTAGAGATACAGCTAGGAAAATTTTTAATTTTCTTAAGGGAAATGTAAAATATGTTATTGAGCCTGGTAGCAGACAAACGGTAAAAAGTCCTAGCGCAATACTAGCGCAGGGCTATGGCGATTGCAAGCATTACAGTTTATTTGCTGGCGGCATTTTACAAAATCTAGGCATACCGTTTAACTACAGATTTGCTAGCTACAGGGTATTTAACAAAGAGCCGCAGCATGTTTTTGTAGTAGTAAACCCTGGAACGAAGAATGAAATTTGGATAGATCCAGTTTTAAATAAATTCGACTATAAAAAAGCGTACACATACGCAACAGATAGAAAACCTATGGCACTATATTCAATAAGCGGAATCGGCGCAACAGCGGAACAAAAAGCGGCCTTAAAAGCTGCTAAAGCAGCAAAGAAAAGCGCGCCGACAAAAGCGGCGAAAAAAGCAGCCGTAACGGAAGTGAAAGCTGCTCGCAAAGCTGCTGGACGTACAACAGGGCAAGTGCTAAAGAAAGGTGCAAAGGCTGTATTAAAAGTAGCAGCAGCGCCAGTACGAAATGCATTTTTAGCGCTAGTAGCGTTAAACTTTGGCGGCCTAGCAAATAAACTATCAATAGGCTGGCAAAAAGCACCTACAAAAATTACTCATTTTTGGGAAAGTGCAGGCGGAAAGATTGACGCACTAAAAAAGGCTTGGGAAAGTGGATCAAAGAAAAAAAGAATTTTTGGCGACAGTCAAATTGGAGTAGCACCAGCCGCAGCAACAGCAACAGCGGCAGCGCCGTTACTAGTAAAAGTTGCAAACGTTTTACGCGACATTGGAATAGATCCAGCGGAATTAGTACAACTGGGTAAAGACGCGCTAAATGCAAAGGCGCAAGAATTAGCAAAAAAAGCACTAGAGCCTAAAGCAGCAACCGAGGCTGCAAACATTGATACCGCTGACCAAGTTTTTAATGAGGATAGCGCGCCTAGTATGGAAATAACACAAACGCCAGCTTTTACTCAAAAAGTAGCAACAGGCAAACCTAATTTTTTACCCTGGGTAATTGGCGGCGCAGCCGTTTATTACTTAATAATTCGTAAATAATGACAGCAAAACAACGAGCAGCTAGGGCAAAATTTAAAGCAGTAGTAGCAGAGGCAAAAAAGCTACGCAAAAAGAATCCTAGTTTAACGCAGGCGCAAGCTGTAAAGCAGGCATTTGCTATCAGCTACAGCAAACAGCGTGCAGGTAAAAAAGTAGGTGCAGCGCCAAAAAAGAAAGCAGCAACAAAAGTTAAGGCTAAAAAAAGTAAGGGTACAGAAATGCACACCGATACTAAAAGTCATAACGTAAATATAAAAGTAGTAAGCGGAGTAAAGATTAAGAGTAAGGAATTAAAAAAACAACTACAAAAAAAAGGATACAGGCTTGAACATGGTTACGCTGTAGTAAAACGTAAAAGAATTGGCGCGCTACCAGAATTTAGAGATCCTGACGCAGCTAGAGAAATTGAACTATTTGCAGATAACGACAGCCAGCTGTATTATCAAAGTCGAAGACCTATTTTACAGAACTTAACAAAGAAATATAAAAAAGGCACGTTTGATATTAATAAAGCAGCAAAGCTATGGCGATACTATATTGACGCTGCATTGAAAAAATATAACAAAGAATTTGGAAGTAGAGGCGACAACTGGTTTGACTTGTTAGATACACACGACAGACAGTTATTAGCGTTACAATATGCGAACAGAACAAAACAAGAATTTGATCTAGGAAACTTTGAAGAATAATGTACAAAATCTTGCCTTACACGCTGGCCCAGGCAAAGCGATTGAATGTTAAAGTGCGGCCCAGTAATAAGGCAGATAAAAAAATTGATGTTTATGACAGAAAAGGAAATTTTGTAGTTAGTGTAGGCGCTAGGGGTTATTTAGATTACCCTACCTACAAAAAGTTATTCGGTAAAAAAGTAGCAGATCAGCGCCGAAAACTTTACAAAGCCAGGCACGAAAAAGACAGAAAAGTGAAAGGATCGCCAGGCTACTTTGCTGACAAGCTACTATGGTAATGGACGTATTAACACAACAATAAAAACAAAATGGCAAGACGTAGAAAAAGCACACGCAGACGCAGTACACGCCGTCGTCGAATGGGTGCAGTTGGCAAAGCCAACATTACAGCTGCATTAGGAATTATCGCTGGTGCAGTTATTGGTAAAAAAGTCGCTGGAATCATACCAGTAGGCGATGAGCGCATTAAAAATGCAGCAGTTCTAGGTATCGGACTAGCTTTTCCAATGATCCTGAAAGGGGATATCGGTAAAGCAGTTGGAAACGGAATGATCGCAGCAGGTGGCGCTGGTCTAGTTGGTAACCTAGTACCTGCATTGGGTGCTATGGACGACACAATGACTTTTCCAGTAACAGTTGGCGAAGTACCTGATAATATCAGCGTAATAGCAGGCGACGACAGCGTTATGGCTGGCGACGACCTTTCTGTACTGGCAGGATACGACGAAGAGGACTAAAATAAAATCAGCTGTATTCACCTTTATTTAAAAACTAAAAGCCCGGCCCTGGGCAATCGAACAGGGCAACAAAAACAATGGCAACAGCAGTAGGCACACGCCTAGCATTTGAAAAAGCGAAACAGGCTATCAATAGCGCTGGTTTTTCGCTAGGACAGGCTGTACTTTCACAGTCCTATCTTCGTTTGGAAGTAGCTTTATCAACTACTATCACAAACTATCAGTTTCCAGTATTAACTAACGACGTTTCTAGTTCAAACACAACTAGCTTTAACACAGAGCAGCGTTTGAATTTACAGGACGCGTTTGTATGTTCTTCAATGGGATTATTTTTCGCTGTACCTAGTAGCAGCACAGCAAGCAATTACCGTTTATTTACTTACCCTAGTCCAATCACATTTAGTGCTTCTAACACAGCGACTAGTTTGTTAAACTGGTATAACTCTAGTTTAACATTGACAGTAAATAATCGCCAAATTGTACCGGCTTATGATCTGTACAGACACTATTTTGTACCACAACAGCAAGCACAAACTGCGCCTTACTACGCAGCTAACACGCAAGCCTTTGTAGATCAAAACGACGGTAGCGAAAACGCGTTTTATCCAATCGAGCCAGCCTGGGTACTTGTAGGATCAAAACAAAATAGCTTGCAGGTACAATTACCACAAGCTATGGCAGCTGTAGAAACAAACAGCCGCGCTATTTTGATTTTAAGAGGTCATTTGGCACAAAACGTTACACCAGTACGTTAATTTTTTTAACCAGGGCCAGCCTAGTGCTGGCCCTATTTAAACTTTTTACAATGGCATTTAAAGCCGCTAAATACGAACTAGTAGAATTGTTAGTGCCTGGAGTAGCAAGCACAGGGCAAACGCAAACACAATGGTCTTTTCCTGATCTACCGAAATTGCGTTACACTAGCCTTTTGGCTATGGAAACTTTTGGCGTTGATACAATGACAGTATCGCCAAACAACGTAGCAACAGCAACAGCAGCAATTTTACAGAAATCTTACCTGGTACTTTATGCAAATGAGCGCCAGGATCTTTACAGAATACCACTAGTGTCAATGGTACGCACACAGGCAACAACAAGTGCAAGCACGCCGTTTGTACGTCAGTTGTTTGAATTTCAGGGCCAAAAAGTGACCTGGGATAAGTCGTTTATTCAAATTGCTAGCGCACCTGCAAACACAACCAATTTCAGTTTCATTTTTGGAGTTTATTATATCTAATTATGGCAGCTACGGCACAACTACGAACTGCAGGCGCAGTATTAAACTGGTACAATGAACAGCCGCAATCGGCCTGGAAATTGTATAGGTTTTCGGTAATGCCTAGAAACATTACTGGCGCCTACGACGGTAAGGATAAGGACGAGGGATATCAGAAATTGCAGTCCGAACTTGCGTTAATATCTAGCGACGACTATAACAACTTTG